TGAAAGCGGGTGGTTCTATAGATGATAAAATGGGTCGAGCATTAGCAAGAACAGGTGGATCTAAAGCTCCTATGAAAGCTAAAGGCACAACCATGAAAAAAGGTGGAAAAGTTAAAGGTAAAAGCAAATCATCAGCATCTACACGTGCAGACGGTATAGCTAAACGCGGGCACACTCGCGGTAGAATGGTTTAATATGAGAGCTTCTCGTGGAATGGGGATTATAAACCCTAAAAAGATGAAAGCAGGCGGCGCAGTTACAAATAAAGTTAACAAGGTCGTAAAGGGTTTAAAGAAAGCTTCTAAGTCACACGCTAAACAAGCTAAGACTCTTGAGTCTTTAAAGTTAAAGAAAGGCGGGAGTGTAAAAGATGCTTGCTATAAAAAGGTAAAGGCTAGTTATAGAGTCTTTCCTAGCGCTTATGCTTCTGGGGCTATTGCTAAATGCAGGAAAAAGAAAGCGGGTAAATAATGGCTGTTCGTAAAACCAAAAAAGGCGCATCTTTAAAACGCTGGTTTAAAGAAGATTGGAAAGACGTAAGAACAGGTAAAGCTTGTGGTAGAAAAAAAGGTGAGACTCGTGGTACGCCTTACTGCAGACCTTCTAAACGTGTTTCTGCTAAAACNCCAAAAACATCTGGGGAGATGACACCTGCACAAAANAGATCGCGTATAGCTCAAAAGAAAAGACTTGGGCAACCNGCGGGTAAACCTCGTAGAGTAGCAGCACTTAAAAGAAAAGGTAAGAAATAATGACAACGACAAATACACATAATTTTAACCTAGATCTTAACTTGCTAGTAGAAGAAGCGTTTGAGCGTTGTGGTGCGGAACTTAGAACAGGCTATGATTTAAGAACGGCTACTCGCAGTTTAAACTTACTTACTATTGAATGGGCTAACCGAGGTATCAATCTTTGGACTGTAGAGCAAGCTACTATTCCTCTTGTTCAAGGTACTGCAACATACGATTTACCTACAACTACTATTGACCTTATTAGTCAGGTTATTAGAACAGGAACTGGAACAACCCAATCGGATATAACCATATCTAGAATATCTAATCCTACCTATGCTTCTATACCTAGTAAAAATGACACGGGCAGACCCATACAAGTTTATATAGATAGACAGGCAGCGGTTCCTAAAATAACTTTATGGCCTATCCCAAATGACGGAAGTTATACTTTTGTTTATTGGTTTTTAAAAAGAATTGACGATGCAGGCACGGGCGTTAATACCCAGCATATACCCTTTAGGTTTTTACCTTGTATGGTTGCTGGACTTGCTTATTATCTATCACTAAAGATTCCAGAAGCAGGACCTAAGATACAATTTTTAAAACAAGAATATGAAGAGCAGTGGCTACTTGCTTCTACAGAAGACAGAGAAAAAGCTACATTATCTTTAGCACCCAGACAATCATACGTATAAGGAGAATAAATTATGGCAGAATCAAAAAACAAACCAGAGGTTAAATTTGAATTTAAACCGCTAACTGAAAAAATGAGAAAAAAACTCCGTGAAGAGGAAACCCCCTTTGCCAGAATGGAAAGACAAAACAGAGAAGATGAAGAGGCACAAAAAGGTAAACAAACTCCTTTTGAAGTAAGAGAAATGCAAAAGAAAAAACGAGAAGAAGCTAAGAAAAGAATAGAGGATAAAAAGGAAATGAAAGCCGGAGGTAAGGTTTTTAAGTCTCATATGATGTATGATAAAAAGACGGGTAAAGCAATTAAAGCTCCGACTATGGCTAAACATCTAGAGCTAAAGAAAAAAGGCTATGGACACACTAAACCCACTAAAATGAAAGCGGGCGGAGCACTAAAAGCACCTACTAATACTGGACTAAAAAAGCTACCTACAAAAGTTCGTAACAAAATGGGCTACATGAAAGCTGGTGGTAAGGTTACATCAAAGTGTAAGCGTGACGGTATAGCTATACGCGGTAGAACCAAAGGTAGAATGGTTTAGAATGAGTAACGCTTTTGCTAGTAAAAAGAATGCAATAGCAGACTGTGATGTTTGTGGGTTTCAATTTAAGCTAACAAAATTAAAAAGCTTAGTTGTAAGAACTACGAAAACACAGATACTAGCGTGTCCTGAGTGTTGGAACCCAGATCAACCTCAGAACTTACAGGGTATGTATCCGGTTACTGACCCCCAGGCTATACAGGATCCTAGACCTGATAAGAGTTTTGTTATTGCGGGACCTTACAGCTCAAGAGATATACAATGGGGGTGGAACCCTGTAGGGCTTTCAAATCCTTTGCAACTAAAAGGACTAGAGAATTATTTATTAGCAGAAGGACAAATAGGAACCGTAACGGTTACTACAACTTAGGAGAAAGCAATGAAACAGAATGAAGAAAGAAAACCTAAAATGGTAGATGGTTTTACACAACCGCAAGACGTACCTGTACCTAATACAGCTGGGTATCCAGAAAAAAACATTAAAACTACTGGTGTAGTAACTCGTGGTAATGGTTGTGCTACTAAAGGTACTATGGCTCGTGGGCCGATGGCATAAGGATAAGTAATGAACTATACAGAGTTAGTTGCTGCGATTAAGTCGTATACTGAAAATGAATATCCTACTGTAGACGTTAATCTATTTATAGAACAAGCGGAACAGCGTATATTTAATTCAGTTCAAATACCTGATTTACGTAAAAATGTAACGGGAAATATAACAGCGGGAAACAAATATCTTAATGTTCCTTCTGATTGGTTAGCTACTTTTAGTTTGGCTGTTATAAATACAACTACTAACGAATATACTTATCTTCTTAATAAAGATGTAAATTTTATTAGAGAATCATATCCCGATACAGATGATGCTTTTCAAAAAAAACCAGAGTATTATGCGGTTTTTGATGATACAACTTTTATATTAGGAGCTACGCCAGATGTTGCTTACAGCGCTGAACTTCATTATTATTACTATCCTCAAAGCATTGTTGTTGCTGGTACTAGCTGGCTTGGGGATAATTTTGATAGTACATTATTATATGGATCTTTGTTGGAAGCGGCTACTTACTTGAAAGCTGATGCCGATACTATTACTAACTATATGACTAGATATAAAGAAGCTATGGACTTAATTCAAAATTTAGGTGAAGGTAAAAACAGACGAGACGCATATAGAAGCGGTCAAGCGCGTATTCCTGTTAAAGGGAGTAGAGGATCTATATAATAAATACATTAATAAAATATTTAGAGTAGGGATTTAATTATGGCAATTTCACAGGCGATGTGTACCTCGTTCAAAGTAGAACTGTTAACTGGGACACACAATTTTACTAACGGTGGAGACACATTTAAAGTTGCGCTATTTAGAAACCAAGCAGCTATCTCAGGTACTTTTGGTGCAGCTACAACTAATTTTTCACAAATGGGAGCAGACCAAGTAACGGGTACGGGTTATACTTCTGGAGGGTTTACTTTAACAAATGTAACTCCTACTTCTACGGGTACAACCGCATTTGTTGATTTTAGCCCTAATGCTACGTTTGCCAATTCTACCCTTACTTCTTGTGGTGCTTTAATCTATAACAGTACAGACGGAGGTAAAGCAGTAGCGGTATTAGATTTTGGTGGAGATAAGATTTCAACTAATGGTACTTTCACTATTGTATTCCCAGCTAATGATGCTTCTAATGCGATTGTTCGTATAGCTTAATAGGATTTAGTATGGCGCTCATTTTAAATGATAGAGTAAAACAAGAGACTACTACAACAGGAACGGGCACAATTACGCTTGGTGCTCAACCTGCTGGGTATCAGTCTTTTGCTGCGGGTATTACTAACGGAAGCACGGTTTATTATGCTATCGCTAATACTGAAAGTGGAGTAACAGAATGGGAAGTAGGTTTAGGTACATTCTCTTCTTCTGGCGCTGGTACTGTTACTAGAGATACTGTCTATACTTCGTCTAACTCAAATAATAAAACAAACTTCGGTGCTGGTACGAAAGAAATTTTTGTTACTTATCCCGCCTCTAGATCGCTTTTTAAGGCTGCTGATAATTCTATTTCTCTTCCCGGAGCAACTACTTTTGGTAGTACCGTTTTACTTAATCAGGATCCTACACTTAACTTACAGGCGACCACTAAACAATATGTAGATAACTCTATTGCTGCGGGCTTAGATATTCACACTGCGGTAAGACTAGAAACAACTGGAGCTTTAAGTGCCGGATACTCAAATGGTTCTTCAGGTGTTGGCGCTACTTTAACTAATAGTGGAACCCAAGCCGCATTAGTAATAGATGGTGTTGCAGCGGTTGCTAATAATAGAATTTTAGTACAACAACAATCTAACGCTGCTCATAATGGTATTTATGTTGTTACTAATATTGGTTCAGCTTCATCAAACTGGATATTAACTCGATCTACTGATGCAAACACTTTTGGGTTAAACACCCCAACTAAACTAGGACAGGGGTCCTATGTATTTGTAACATCTGGTAATACTAGAGCGGGTCAATCTTTTGTTTGTAATACTGTAGGGACAATTACTTTTGGTACAACAAACATAACTTTTGCTCAGTTTTTTGCAACGCCAGTTTATAGTGGAACCGCGCCAATAAATGTAACAGGACAAGTTATATCCTTAACTGGAGTTGTCGGTCCAACAAAAGGTGGTACAGGATTAAGCTCATTAGCAACGGGTAATTTACTCTATGGTACGGGAACTAATACTTGGGGTGCCCTGGGTCTAGGAGCAGCATATAAAGTGCTTGTTGTTAATTCAGGTGGTTCACAACTTGAATGGGGTACCGTTGCATTAAACCAATCAGCTGCAGTATCAGGAGCTTTGGGTGTTGCTAATGCAGGTACGGGATTAACTTCTTATACACTTGGAGATTTAATTTATGCTTCAGGTAGTGCAGCACTAGCTAAACTTGCAGGGAATACAACCACCACTAAAAAATACTTACAAGAACAAGGTAACGGAAGCGCCGCCGCTGCCCCTAGTTGGCAACAAGTAGCCGCTGCAGATATATCAGGGTTNGCTACGAGTGCAACAACAGACACTACCAATGCAGATAATATCTCTAGTGGTACCTTACCTGCGGCACGTCTTTCAGGTTCGTACACTGGGATTACAGGCGTTGGTACTTTAACAGCGGGAACTTGGTCAGCAAGTACTATTGCTTTAAATAAAGGCGGTACAGGAGCTACAACTGCAAGTGATGCAAGAGATAATTTAGGTGTAGAGATAGGTGTTAATGTACAAGCCTACGATGCCGATTTAACAGCAATAGGTGGTTTAGCAAAAACAGACGGTAACTTTATTGTTGGTAATGGTTCTACTTGGGTAGCAGAAAATGGTGCTACAGTCAGAACATCTTTAGGATTAGGAACAGCGGCTACTACAGCAGCCAGTGCCTATGCTACTGCTGCTCAAGGAACTAAAGCAGATAATGCATTAGCTAAAGCTAGTAACCTATCTGACTTAGCAAACGTAAGTACAGCAAGAGATAATCTTGGAGTACAGATTAATGATGATGTAATAGGTTATGTAACACCTAGCACTTCTGGTAATGTTTTAACTTCTAATGGTTCTGCTTGGACAAGTGCAGCCATTTCTAGTATACCATCAACTTTAGGGGTAACAGGTGTATTAACAGCAAACGCAGGTGTTGTTGTAGACGAACTTACTATTGATGCTGACACTATTACAGCTACAGATGACTTCATAATAGACGCAGCAGGTGACATAACACTTGATGCAGCTGGCTTAGATGTAAATTTTGCTGCGGCTGGAACAAATTTTGGACTTATTAAAAAAGACACTGCGAATTTGATATTTCGTAATACTCAATCAAATGGTTTTATAAAAATTCAAGGAAGTGATGGGGGAAGTAATCAAACTTACATTGAAATAGACCCATCAGTAAA